GGAAACAGTAGAAGACATTGCAAAAGGAGTAGCAGACGAAGCGCAGAAGTTGGCGCAGGCGTATGCAGATAAACAGCTATCAGATTTTACGAATATTGTATCTGGCAATATTGACAGCCTGCAGGACCAGATTGATGGTAAGATCGAGACATATGGACAACCGGAAGACCCGGCAGCGTCATGGACAGAAGAAGTTGTTAAACAGCAGCATACTGGAGATTTGTGGTATAACACTGACACTAAAAGCACTAAACGGTGGTCTGGGACAGCCTGGGAGGAATTGGAGAATGGCAAGGCGGAGGCTGCGACGGAACTAGCAAAATCAAAATGTAAGGTCTTCATCAATCAGCCTGTGCCGCCGTATAAGATATGTGATTTATGGGTGCAGGGAGATATAGGCGATATCATGGTCTCATCTGTGACGAGGGATACTGGCAGTTTTGTTGCCTCCGACTGGAGGAAAGCCAGTAATTACTCAGAATCCGCATACTATTTTTTGGAATCCAATATTAATCATCTTGAAATAAGCCGTGCAGATGGGTATATCTATCCATCTGTTTTTACTTTGAGTGCATATAAACAAAAGAACGGCACGCCTCCGTCCCGTGTATCATTTAAAGGGAAAATACAGGTGTATGGTGTATATAGTGACGGAGAATCTACTGCAACAATATATAAAACAGCTTCAGGCACGACGGAAAGCACTGTAGACATACAGACAAGCGGGCTGGATGAATATACGGAGATCCGGTGCGAGCTGTGGAGTGATGTAGATGCAGAGGGATATATATACCGGCTGCAGGTTATCCATATACCGGTTGGACGTGATCCGCTTACGCTTAACTGGGAAGAAACCTTCGATATGCTCACGAACAACGGCAAGATACAAGGACTTTTTGCGGAAAATGGGCAGATCTATATAAATGCCTCTTTTATCCGGTCAGGAGAGCTTATACTGGGCGGTCTCAACAACCAATATGGAACGTTTAAGCTAAAGGATGCAAATGATAGTGACATTGGTATATGGGATAAACAGGGCATGACACTGACAAATTCAAAGGGAGATTACAGGATAATGTTCAATACCAGCTTTGGTACGTTTGACAATGTAATTTCCGTCGAGAAAAAAGTGAGTGGTACAAATGTGCCAATCGCCTTTATGAAAACCACCGGTTATATAGGGACATATAATCCGACAAATAAGCTCGGATGCGGAATGGCATCCGGAGAAGTAAATTTTTCTTACCGTTCTTCGACCACAGGAAATGACGCAGCAATCGGATATATAGCGGGGTCCAGATCGGGTAATGAGAATGCTCTGGCTATACAAAGCTATGGTGTATTGCAGTTGTTGTCACAAAAGCTTGTGATCGTTGATACTGACCCCTGGAAAGCATATGAGGGAGGGTCAGGCGCAATAAAAGTCATAACCCAGGATTCGAGCGGTAAACAGTGGCTTACTACCCTTACTTTTTTAAATGGGATAATGGTAACGAATTTAAGTTAGGAGGAAAGCAATGTATCAGATCAGGAACCCAGAATTAGACACGTGGTCTTATGTGAATCTAAGAGATATTGAAGCAAAAATTGACCAGGGATATGAAATATACAAGGAGGATGGAGCCTTATGGAAGAAACCGTACGAAAAATTGACGGAGGAAGAAAAAGAGATCCTGAATGCGGAGATAGAGAAGACAAGGATAAGATAAAAAAGCATGAAGAAGTACAAATGCCGTTGTGTATGGTGATCGATAAGGTGTCAGATACCATGAAAGCGGAGGTGCTCAGATACATGCAGTCTTTTAAGATATCCCCGGCGGATATGTGCATTATATTAGAACGCGTCTTATCTGATGTGAAAGACTTAAAGATGCTGCAATATGCTGCGTTATACCATGCAGATAAGGAGGGAAGGCATGAAAGCGGTAAAGAAAACTGAAATAAGTGTCCTGCATAAACGGATCACACCGATTGTTTACGCGGTACAGGGAGACACCGGAAGAGAAATAGAGTGTACCGTAGTTGACTGGGATATACCTGCAGGCGTATCCGCACGTGTATGGGTGGTTAAACCGTCAAAAAAGGTCGTATATAATGACTGTCGGATTGTAGACAAAGCTGTATTTGTGCCCATGACGAATCAGACACTTGCGGAGCCGGGTGGCGCGATATGCATGATAGAGTTTGTCAGCGGTGAGGATGTAGTTTCTTCCTTTTCATTTAATCTCTATATCTACGAAAGCGTCAGTGGTGACGGAATACCCAGCGAAAATGAATCAACGGTGCTGGAACAGATGTTTGAGGAATTGGCCCAGGATGCAATCAAAACGCTTGAAGCGGCAAAAGCAGAAGCAGCGGCGGCTAAGAAATCAGCCCAGGACACGGAGAAGATAAAGAACGATTTTACGTTGACCGCACAGCAAGCAACCGCTGACGTAAACAATGCCGGCCAGACTCAGACACAGCGTGTAAATGAGGCCGGAGACACCCAGGTATCCCGCATCCAGGCGGAGGGCACCACCCAGGTAAAAAATGTCCAGACAGCCGCGGCAGAGATAACCGCAGACCGCACTCAGATACATACTAACCGGGATAACACCGCACAGCTCCAGCGTACCACGGCAAGCGCAATCATACGGGAGGCGGCGGGGAGCTTTCTTACCCTGGAGGATGCGGCGGAGGGCAAAGGATACCGCAAGCTGGATGTGCAGGGGATGACGGTGCAGGATGGGGTTCCGGAGCCGGAAGCAGAAGCGCCGCTGAAAAATGTAGGGGTACTGAACCCGAAGACCGGTAAGTATGAGGTGAAGGTGACATCGTGTAAAAACAACCTGCTTGATATGACCGGAGCAAAAGGCGGTACCGCTGCGGGAATAACTACAGTCGTAAACTCAGATGGTACATTAACCAGTAATGGCACTGGTACAGGTGCGCCAGTCGCTGTATGGTTGTTAGGCAAGTATACAGCAGATATTACAGGCGATAATGTATTAATGGTGCTCCAAGCCGGTAAAACATACTATATATCAGATATAGTATTGTTTATGGGCACAGAATATCCGGCACAATACAAATTTTTTGTTGACCCGGAAAAATATCCCGAAGGTTTTAAGGTCACAGGAGTACGCCATGCCCAAATAGACTCCGGAACGGTGCTGACAAATAAAGTCTATTATCCCCGTGTAATACTGGGAGACAAAGACACCGGCTGGGAACCCTACAAAGGCCGCACAGCCACCGTAACCTCAGACCGTCCGCTTACACAGTGGGACAAGCTTACATGCAGGGATGGCGTGTGGGGATGCTTATACGACATAGGCAAAGACACAGAGACATGGACGCCTCTCACAGACCAGGAGCAATCCGCCATGAACGCCCTGTGCAGTTATGCCGGTACCACCCACATCTGGACAGATGACCCGCTACAGCCTGTTATCTCCCTGGAGTACACCGTGGACACAGAGACATACATCCGGGAGACATTAGGAGGGTTAAGACTCTCTATAAATCCCAATGATATGGGACTGGACATTAATTATTAAGAAGGAGGTAGATACTATGAGTACAATTAACATTCCCCGCGAATCGACCATGCAGGAGATAGCTCAGGCGCTCAATCTCATTGCTATATCGGTCACGGGGCAGACACCGGAAGTAAGTACGTGGGCATCTGTACAGCGCATAGTTCGGAGTGGATTTGGGAAAAAAGCATTTCCTGTCGGGTCGCAATTGAGGGTGCAGCATGAAACATACGGAGAGATAATCTGGGATGTAGTAGCCCACGATTATGACAAGGACCCAAATGGTAGGATGGAACACAGTATGACTCTACTGAGCCATGATTGTGTCATCAACTCAATCCAGTTTGATAATACAGAGGCACTTTATAAAGCAGAAACAACGATGGCGGCAGGAACCTATCATTTTACGCTACTGGCAGGATACGATACCAGTTATGGAGGTGGTAAGACGCTACAGTTTACGCTTACAAAAGCCGTGCCTGCGGGCGGGGTGGTTATGTTTCCGTGGTCGTATAATACGCAGTCAACAGCCACAAAGATAAGTACATATGAGACGCAAGTAAGCACTACAGCTCTGGAGACGGTGACGGTCACAGAGGGCACCGGGGGAACGGATCTAGGAACCGCAGACGGAAAAGGAGCACTCAACCACACGCACCGCATCCGGTACGGTTCCAGTAACTGGAAGGAGTCAGCACTGAGACAGATGCTGAACAGCGATAAGGCAGTAGGAACATTTTGGACACCGCAGACAAAATATGATAGGCCGCCAACGTGGAACGCTTCAATAGCTGGATTTATGGCTGGACTGCCGGCAGACTTCCTGGAAGTGGTTGGAATCTGTTCGCACATAACGAAGTCCAACGGCATCCACGAGGAGGCGGATGAGTTGAACAGTTCCTATGAAACACAGGACAGATTCTGGCTGGCATCATACTCAGAGGTGTTCGGAGGCATGGAGAACAATGTGGCAGACGGAACACAGTACCCATATTACAGCGGAGCACTGGCCGCTGACAGAATCAAATACAATAGCAGCGGAGCTGCTAGGTTCTGGTGGTTGCGGTCTCCGAACCCCTGGGTCACTTACTCTGTGCGCCTTGTGCGCCCTGACGGTTCTGTGGGCAGCGACTATGCGAACAGTTCCCTCGGTGCGGCGGTGGCTTGTGCAATCTACTAATTATCAAAATAAGATAGGAGGAAAGATATGGGAATAATGGTGACAGAAAGTGAAAGATTGGCGAAAATGCAGAAATTATATGAAACCACAAAGGCAGAGCAGTCCGATGTACAACAGACAGCTTATGAAACAGCAGTTAGCGAAAAAGATGTGGAAGCGGCGGCGGAAACAGCAAGGAAAATCAGAGACAAAATGTTGGCAGAGAGCGACAAAGAAGTTGTGCTTGACAGACTGGGCTTACAGGTGCCAGCCGGAAAGACATTTACTGTATGGTTAGATTTTTTAACCACACTGGGGCAAGCCTTAAATGGTGAATGGACGCGATACCGGGAGGCATTAAGAGATATACCAGAGCAGGATGGCTTCCCATTTGAGATTAAGTGGCCTGTCAAACCAAGCAAAACCCTAGTGCTGGAACCGGTTGAACCAGAGCCTACCCCAGACCCAGTAGACCCGCCGGTTGACCCGCCGGTTGACCCGCCGGTTGACCCGGTAGAGTAACCGCATATGGCAGAGATAAGAGCAGGACCGGAGACGGTCTTATTTGGTACTATAAAAGTGTAATTGTTGTACCGATACAAATATTGGTCACGCAGTTGCACTTATTCTGTATAATA